GATATATTGCACAACGTGCCGGTATCGGAATTAACGCAGGCCGCATACGAGGAATTAATTCACGTATACGAGGTGGCGAAGTTCAGCACACTGGTGTAATACCATTTCTTAAAAAGTTTGAGGCAACTGTTAAATGTTGTACACAAAACGGTGTAAGAGGTGGTAGTGCAACAGTTCACTTTCCTATATGGCACCAAGAAATATCTGATATATTAGTTTTAAAAAACAATAAAGGCTCAGAAGATAATAGAGTAAGAAAATTAGATTACTCAATTCAACTATCAAAATTATTTTATCAAAGATTTATTAATGATGAACAAATAACTTTATTTTCACCACACGAAGTACCAGATTTATATGAAGCTTGGGGTACTCCTAAATTTGATAAACTGTATGAAGAATATGAAAAGAAAACATCTATTAAAAAGAAAAAAATATCAGCACAAGAATTAATACAAAGTGTTTTAAAAGAACGTGCAGAAACAGGCCGTATCTATATTATGAATATAGATCATTGCAATACACACTCATCATTTAAAGATATAATTACAATGTCAAACCTTTGCCAAGAGATTACATTACCTACTAAACCATTACAACATATAGATGGCGATGGAGAGATTGCATTATGTATATTATCAGCAATCAATTTAGGTATATTAAAAGATTTTGATGAATTAGAATCATTATGTGATCTATCAGTAAGATCGTTAGATGAAATTATAGATCACCAAGAATATCCAGTTAAAGCAGCAGAAGTATCAACTAAGGCCAGAAGAAGTTTAGGTATAGGTTATATTGGTCTAGCACATTATCTTGCAAGAGAAAAAGTAATGTACCACGAGAAGGCAGCTTGGAAATTAGTAGATGAATTAACGGAAGCATTTCAATACTATCTATTGAAAGCCAGCAATCAATTAGCAAAAGAAAAAGGTAAGTGTGAGTACTTTAATCGTACAAAATATTCTGATGGTATCTTACCAATTGATACCTATAAAAAAGAGGTAGACGAAATAGTTACTAGAAAACTATCATTTAATTGGGAGAAATTGAGGAAGGATATTGTTGAGACCGGCCTCCGACATAGCACACTCTCGGCTCAAATGCCATCAGAATCTTCAAGTGTTGTATCTAATGAAACAAATGGTATAGAACCACCACGAGATTATCTATCAATTAAGAAGTCTAAGAAAGGGCCATTAAAACAAATAGTGCCTAATTATAATCAATTAAAGAATTTTTATACTTTACTTTGGAATATGAAATCAAATGAAGGATATATAAATGTAGTCGCAGTGATGCAAAAGTATTTTGACCAAGCAATAAGTGGTAACTGGTCATATAATCCAGAAAATTACGATAGTGGCCAGACGCCATTATCAGAAATGATTAACGACCTATTAACAACCTATAAGTATGGTTGGAAAACGTCCTATTACCAAAATACATATGATGGTAAAAGAGATGAGGATGAACCGGCACATCCAGTGGGTTTTAAAGACAACGTGCCAGAAACTACCACACCACCAATAGATGATGACGATTGTGAGTCTTGTAAAATATGATATACGAGTGTTTTTCTTTTTTAAATGAATTTGATATGCTTGAATTAAAGTTACAAGAGCATTACCCCTACGTAGATAAATTTATTATAACAGAAAGTAATAAGAATTTTAACCAGGATAATAGAGAGTATATATTAGAAACACAATGGGAAAGATATAAAAAATATCACGATAAAATAATCTATCAAAAATATGATGGTAACAATATATTGCCAGGCTGGAAAACAGAAAGAGCACAAAGAAGTTATTTAAAAGAAGATATTAAATTTAATAAAGATGATATAATTATATCAAGTGATTGTGATGAATTTTTATGGCCATCAGATTGGGAATGGATTAAAACAGAAAACTTTAAAGATTATAAACACGTAATAAGATATTTAGGTGTATCTTATTGGGGGTATGCAGATATAAAAATACTTAACTCTGGTAGCTGTGGCGCTTTGACACTAATACCGGGACACCTATATACCAGATTAGATGAAAACAGGTGGGATTCTCCTAATACCACAAAGAATAGTGGTGTTCATTTAACTTGGTTTGGAGATAAAAAAAGTTTTGAAGAAAAATTTAAAGGCATAATAGAAACTATGGATTGGACAAATAAAGGAAAAACAAATTTAGAATCTTCTTGGCAAGATAAACTTGCATTAAATCTTTTTAAACATAAAGTTCCCAATAAAAAAAATGAAAGAATTAATTTAAATGATAATAAAGATTTTACAGAAACAATGAAACAATTTATATCTAAAAAAAAGGAGTGGTTACATTATGAGTAGGTCAGTTTTTAATAAAGCAAAAGGTTTAGATTTTACCAAAGCACAAATGTTTTTTGGTGATGATTTGGCCGTACAAAGGTATGATACGTTTAAGTATCCTATTTTTGATAAGTTAACTCAACAACAATTAGGTTTCTTTTGGAGACCAGAAGAAGTATCATTACAAAAAGATCGTAATGATTACCAAGAATTAAGACCTGAACAAAAAAATATATTTACATCTAATTTAAAATACCAAACAATGTTAGATAGCGTACAAGGACGTGGACCTTGTTTGGCATTTTTACCGTTTTGTTCTTTACCTGAATTAGAAGGCTGTATTGTAACGTGGGACTTTATGGAAACAATACATAGCAGATCATATACATACATCATTAAAAATTTGTATGCAAATCCTGGTGAAATCTTTGACACAATTATAGAAGATAAGAAGATAGAAGAACGAGCCGAGTCTGTAACAAAATCTTATGATGACCTTATTGAAATGGGTTACAAGTATCAATTAACACCAGATAAAGTTGATATGTATGAATTAAAAACTAGATTATGGAAAGCATTAATCACAGTAAATATATTAGAAGGTTTAAGATTCTACGTATCGTTTGCTTGTAGTTTTGCTTTTGGTGAATTAAAACTATTAGAAGGTTCAGCAAAGATTATATCTTTTATTGCAAGAGATGAGAGTCAACATCTAGCCGTATCACAAAGAATAATTAATAACTATAAAGACGTAGAGAACGATAAGATGATGTTAAAGATTATTAAAGATACAGAAAAAGAAGTTTACAAAATGTATGATGATGCTGTAGCTTCAGAAAAACAATGGGCAACTTATTTGTTTTCACAAGGTTCAATGATAGGACTATCAGAAAAACTTTTACACCAATTTGTAGAGTATATGGCCAATAGACGTATGAAGGCCATTGGTTTAAATCCTGTTTATGATACTAAGATAAATCCATTACCTTGGGTAGACCATTGGTTGAATAGTAAAGGTCAACAAAATGCTCCACAAGAAACGGAAATAGAAAGTTATGTTATTGGTGGTATTCAACAAGACGTTAAAAAAGACCAATTTAAAAAGTTTAAACTATAATGATTACTAAACAAACAAAAACTTGTCCTTCCTGTCAAACTAAATATGTAATAGCGTGGAACAATGAGGTACACGAAATGAATCCAATTACGTGTCCATTTTGTAGTCACGAGATAGATGAGGAAGCAAGTGAAACAGACAACGATAGTTGGGATTGATTTTAGTTTAAACTCACCGGCCATTTGTGTAAGCACGGGTAGTTTTAAGTTTGAAGAATGTAATTTCTATTACCTTACAAGTAAAAAGAAACATATTGGAAGTATGATGAAGAATATATTAGGTACAGAACATATTGAATATAAAAATCCTATAGAACGATTTGCCAATCTATCTACTTGGGCATTATCAATTATAAACAAATTAACAGACCCTCAAATTTTTATTGAAGGTTATTCTTTTGGTAGCAAAGGTCAGGCCGTATTTCAAATAGCAGAAAACGGTGGCATATTAAAGTATAGATTAAAACAATACGATTATAAAATATTAGTACCAAGTGTGATTAAAAAGTTTGCCACAGGTAAAGGTAATGCAGATAAACAAAAGATGTATGAACAGTTTACGAAAGATACTAACACAAATCTTATGAAAGCTTTTGATATACCAACATTAAACAATCCAATTACAGATATAATAGATGCATATTATATAGCAAAGGCTGGATATGAAAATATTAAAAGCTAAAAACATATCTACAAAAATTAATTTTCCTTTACAACTTTTTGATGTAAAAGAATTACGTATAATACCGTCTATTGATTGGTTGAGTAAAAGAATTAATATATATGGTTATAAAAATAGTTTTGAAAAAGTAGGTATGTTATATCCAATTGTTGTTACAGATGAAAAAGAACAATGGGTTAAAAATAGAATATTACCTAAAAATCCACATCATAGAAATGAAAATGGAGATTTAATTAAAGGACTATATATACACGTGGGTAACAAAAGAGTTTTTTGGGCCAAAGAAAATGGCTACGATAAAATTGAAGGTTATTTTGTTACACAAGAAAAAGACAAAACTTTTATTCAAAATTTAACACATATAAACCACGAAAGCATACCCAAATAAAATATAAATAAAAGAAAGAAATATTATGATTTCATTATTATTACCAACCAGAGGCAGACCTCATATGATGCGAGATTTAGTAGCCGCATACAGAAATAAATCACACAATAAAGGTCAAAACGAATTATTAATTTACTTACAAAATGATGATGTTAAATTAATTGAATATGTTAACTTATTTAGAGAGATAGGTTTAAAACAAGATACAGATTTTTTTATTAAAGATCCTTACCCTACTGGACATATGTGGAATATACTTGCAGATAAAGCAAAAGGAGATTTATTATGTTTAATGGGAGATGATGTTATAATAGAAACTCCAGGTTGGGATATTAAAATAGAAGAAGCAGCTAAAAAATATGAAGATAATATATTTGTAATAACTCAAAATGATGGAAGATCTGATAAAAATAATTTAGGTTGTCCTCATCCTATTGTACACAAAAGATGGAAAGAAATTCTAGGATTTTTTATGCCACCAATGTTTATGCATAGATACTTAGATACTTATACAATGAGATTATCAAAAGAATTAGGAAGATATATTCAATTACCTGATGTTATGTTTGCTCATCATAAAGGTTCAGTAAAACAAGATAGTACAGGAATTTTGTCGAGAACTTGGTTACCTTTAGACAAATATAATTTTGATATATCACAAAGATATTTTCAACACGATTTAGAATTATTAAGAAAGCATTTAAAATGATTTCAGTAGTATGTCCCAGTCGTGGTCGTCCACAACTAGCGAAAAGAATGATAGATTCTTTATTGAAAAATCCTGGTTGCGAAGTTGAAATATTATTATACTTAAATGAAGATGATACTAAATTGCAAGAATATAAAAATTTAATAGATAGCAAATATTATTCAATAGGACCGGATAGAAGTCCTGGTTATTCTTGGAACTTATTGGCTCAACAAGCAAAATATGATATTATATTTTTAATGGGAGATGACGCTTACAATACTACAGACAATTGGGGAGAAATAGTTTTAAAAACTTTTGATTTAACAAAAGACAAAATAGTAATGGTTGTACCGGATATAAAAAGAATTAGTAAAAAAGAATTTTGTCCACATTTTTTATTACATAAAAATTGGATAAAAACTTTAGGATACTTTATACCTCCACATTTTCATCAACATTATGTAGATTCTTGGACACGTGAAGTTGCAAAGGCTTTAAATAGATATATATTATTAAAAAATTTTGTAGTACCTATTGAAATGGAAGTTGGGGATAATACGGATAAAAGATATAAAAAAACTTGGTTGATTGAAAGAGATGGTTGGTTAAATAGAGTAACTTCAAGATGGAAAGAAAATGATATACAAACTTTAAAAAAATTTATAGAAGGATATAGAGAATGAAAATTTACATTACAGGCATAGCAGGGTTTTTAGGAAGCCATTTAGCTAAAAGAATGTTATCTTTAGGACATCAAGTAAGCGGAAACGATAGTATGATAGGCGGCGAAAAAGACAATTTACCAGAAAATATTAAGTTTGATTTGACAGATTGTTGTGATTATGACCGTATGCTTGAAAATACTAGAGGTTACGATATAGTGTATCATTGTGCCGCCACAGCACACGAAGGCCTTTCGGTATTTTCTCCTAACTTTATAACAAAAAACATTTATCAGGCCAGTGTTGCAACTATAACGGCCGCTATACAGAATAAAGTTAAAAGATTTGTTTATTGTTCATCAATGGCCAGATATGGTCATCAAAAAACTCCATATACAGAAGATATGAAACCATTACCAGTTGACCCTTATGGTATAGCAAAGGTAGCAGGAGAAGAAACATTAAAATTATTAGCAGAGGTACACGGTATGGAATATAATATTGCAGTACCGCATAATATAGTAGGACCAAACCAGAAATATGACGACCCTTATAGAAATGTTATGTCTATAATTATAAACAGAAATCTACAAGGTAAACCAGCAATCGTATACGGAGATGGTGAACAAACTAGATGTTTTAGTTATATTGATGATGTTATATATTGTTTAGAAAAACTTGCTTTAGACGAAAATATTAAAGGTGAAACTATTAATGTTGGACCAGATGAAGAATCTTCTTCTATTAATAATTTAACTTCTTTAATTTCAAATGCTACAGGTTATAATGGTAAACCTCAATATGTACCTGAAAGGCCACAAGAAGTTAAACACGCAACGTGTTCAGCAGACAAAGCAAGAAGATTGTTAGGTTATGAAACTAAAACATCATTAAAAGCGGCCGTTATAAAAACAACTGAATATATTAAAAATAGAGGTGTAAGACCTTTTAAATATAACTTACCATTAGAAATTATAAATGAAAGAACACCTAAAACTTGGATAGATAAAACAATATGAGTTTACTAATAGAAAAATACGAAGAAGCTTGCAGAACAAAATCTGATATTAATGAACATTTACCAACATTAAAAAAGTATGCTGATGCGTGTAATCACATTACAGAATTTGGTACAAGAACAGGAATAAGTACTTGGGCCTGGTTAATGTCAAGTGCAAAAATAATTAGATGTTTTGATAATGATATGGGAGTAATGAAATATATAACAAATCATCATATAGTTGCTGAACAATTAAAAAAAGATTTTACATTTACTTGTGTAAGCACTATTGCAAAAGGATTGGAAATAGAACCTACTGATTTATTGTTTGTAGATACACTTCATACATATGAACAGGTCATAACAGAATTAAAAATGCATAACAATAAAGTAAAAAAGTATATTTTATTTCACGACACTAATGCTGCTCATTCAAATAAAAAATCTGTTATATTTGAAAAAGAAGTTAATAAAGCAATAAATGAATTTTTGGATACAAATGAAGATTGGATTTTAAAAGAAAGATTTAAAAATAACCACGGATTAACAATATTAGAACGAATATAATGAAAATTTTGGTAGTTACTACATATAATAATAAATTGTTTGAAGAATATGCACATAGATTTAAACAAACCTATAATTGGCCTTTTGATTTAAAAGTTCATAATGAGAATGAAAAATTATTTGAAGAAATTCCAAATTGTAAAAATTTTGTCGAAAGAAATAAAAATAGAATTATAAAAACTTATGTACATGATGGCGTTAAATTTTGTTATAAAGTTTATGCATATACACACGAAATATTAAAATCAAATGATTATGATGGTTTAATAGGCATAGATGCTGACAGTGTTTTTTATAAGCCAATTGATGAGGAATTTATTAAAACTCATATACATAAAGATGATTGTATGATGACTTATTTAGGAAGAGGTAATCACTATAGTGAATGTGGATTTTTATATTTTAATTTAAAACATCCTTATACTAAAAAATATGCAGAAGAAATGCAAAAAATGTATAACGAAGATTTAATATATAAAGAAGAACAACAACACGATAGTTTTATATGGGATTTAATAAGAAAAAAATTTGAAAAAGATTATCAAATAAAAAATAATGATATAGGTGATCACAAAGTTGGCCACGTACAAGCACGTTCAGTATTAGGTGCTTATTACGATCACACAAAAGGTAAAACCAGAAAATTAACAGGAAAAAGTCCGGAGGCCAGAATATGATAAACATTTTCGTAGGATATGATAGTAATGAAAAGATAGCACACCATGTGTTATCAGAAAGTATATTAAGACGCAGTACAAAACCAGTTGCAATTACACCAATATATTTACCAAATATTAAAGATGATTTTGTAAGAGAAAGAAACAATCTATCATCAACAGAATTTTCATTTAGTAGATTTATTATACCACACCTTATGAACTATCAAGGGTGGGCTTTGTTTATGGATTGTGATATGTTAATGATGGCCGACATAGCAGAACTATGGCGATTGAGAGATGATAAGTATGCCGTGCAGGTTTGTAAACACGATTACACACCTAAAGATGAAACAAAATTTCTAGGTCAAATACAAACAAAATATGCAAAGAAAAACTGGTCAAGTTTTATGTTAATGAATTGTAAAAAGTGTACAACATTAACACCAGACTATGTAAATAAGGCCAGTGGTTTAGAGTTACACCAGTTTAAATGGTTAGAAAACGAAGAACTTATAGGTTCATTGCCATTAGAATGGAACTGGTTAGTTGGTGAATATCCTTATAAGAAAGAAGTAAAGAATGTACACTATACAGATGGAGGCCCCTATTTTAATGACTATAATACGTGTGACTATTCAAGTGAATGGTATAACATTTATACAAACACAGTAAAAATACAAATACAAAAATGAGTTTATAATGTTGCAGGCATTTTGTACTAGACCTTTAACTGATTGGGTTATTATTCCATTTACAAATTCAGGTAATGGAATTATTCACCGTGCAGCATATGAAATACGAGAACATTATGGACAAACAATTTGGCCTTCATATCAACCAAAAGATTTAACCAAAAGAGCTGTTGTTGTATTTGGTATTTTAAGGGGAACAGGAGAGTTAATAAAAGAGTGTGAAAAGTTAAAACATACATATTATCATATTGACCACGCATATTATTTTAAAGAATATAAACACGAAATTAATCCTATCTTTAATGATAAAATTTATAGAATAACTAAAAATGGTTTGATGTTAAATTATATTGACGTTATAGATGAAATTGACAAAGAAAGAATACAAAAGTTTAAAAAATATATAGATATAAAACCATGGAAAAAATCAGGAGATTACGTATTAGTATTGCCACCATCAGAACACGTCAAAAAATGGTATAATATACTTGATTGGGAAAAACAAACAGTAAAAAAATTAAAACAATATACTGATAGAGAAATAATAATTAAAAATAAAAACGATCAAAAATCTTATATGAATATGTTATCAAATGCTTGGGCTGTTATTACTTGTCAATCAACAGCAGCAGTAGATGTATTATTAGAGGGTGTTCCTTCTTTTTGTAATAATATGTCAGTAGCAAATCCTGTATCATACACAGATTTATCTTTAATAGAAACACCTTTTTATCCTGATAATAGAGAAGAATGGATAGATAGTTTATTAGCGAATCAGTATTTAATACGTGAAATAGAAAGCGGTTTTGTTTGGAATAGATTAAGAGAAAAAATAATATGATATTAAATGAAATATGGAAAAAGTATAAAAGTGATAATTGATTGTTTATTATGATTACTTGTCACTTTATAAATTGGAATAAATGTTTATCACACCAAATATGGCCTGCTATTACTAAAGGTTGGCCTGACACAGACAAACCCGTACATTTCTTTTGGGGATTAGCTGACAATAATGTTAAGAAGATTAAAGAAGTATCAGATAAAGGTGAAGAATGGTGGTATGTAGATACTGGTTATTTTAGTATGCCTATTAAAAAATATCCTGAACCTATGATATTAGATAAGAATAAAACTTATTTTAGAATAGTCAAAGGTAAATTACATACTATAAGAGGTAAAGTAGGTACAGGCCAAAGATTAAATGAATTAGAAAATAAAGGTATAGATGTAAATTTTAAAGGTTGGAATACTGGTGATACTAAACATATTTTATTATGTCCATCTTCGCCTACAGTTACGTATCATATTAATGGTATTAGTCAAGAGGATTGGATAAACGAAGTGACAAGTACACTTAAACAGTTTACACAAAGAGAAATAAGAGTAAGAAATAAACCAAGACCTGGTAATCAATGGTGGGGAACAGATATAAAAGATGAACTCAAAGATTGTCATTGTCTTGTAACCAATATGAGTTTGTCAGCCATAGATGCAGTAATGAATATGGTGCCTGTTATATGTCATACAGATAACATAGTATCACCTATTGCTTCACATGACTTAAAGTTTGTAGAGAAGCCATTAAGACCAGGTCGTAAAACAATAAATGAGTGGCTAAAATATGTGGCCGAAAATCAATTTACCTTAGAAGAAATATCTAATGGCACAGCTTATAAAGTATTACAGGAGCAAAATATATGATAAACTTTTGTTGTGTATATTATGGCAGCAAATATAAGCCAGAGTATGTACAAAAGTTATATAATATGGTACAAAGGCATCTTACTGTACCACACGAGTTTTATTGTTTTACTGACCACGTAAACCTATTTGATTTAGTTACAGGCAAAATACATTTCAAAACATTTCCACGACACGATATGGAGGGCTGGTGGAATAAACTACAATTATTTCATCCTGAAACTGGCCTACAAGGTGTAAATCTTTATATGGATTTAGATGTAGTGATATTAAAGAACATAGATTGTTTTGCTACACACGGAGATGATACAACTTTTGGTATTACCAATGACTTTGGTCAACCTACAACCATTTACAATTCAAGTATAATGAAATGGAACAATATCAATGCTTCATCTTTAATATGGGACAAATATTTTACAGATAGAATAACTTGGAGAAAAGTGCAAGGTGACCAGAATGTGATAACAGATTTAATGAAAAACCAGCCTATGTTATTACCTTTTCCTAATGATTGGACTTTTTCTTATAAATGGTATAGTCGAGAACAACCACGTTTTTCTAAAAATCAATGGACGTTTGAACTAAACCAACAGGCCAAAGTGGCCGTCTTTCACGGTAACCCTAATCCACACGAATCGGAACAGCAATGGGTCAAAGATAACTGGAAATAATCGTTCATTACCTTCATTAGAACAAAACGTGAACGAATAATACGGCTAAGTTATTGATTTTAAACACAAGAATCTTTATCGGAACGCTTGATTTATTGTACAAAAGATGTTATATTATACGTATAACTAATTGAAAAGGACTATATTATGATATATTTAAACAAAGATGACGTTGGTAAAAACGTTTATAGAGTAGTGCAAGACTACACTGTACAATTAGCTTACTATGTTAAAGCTAAAAATGCTGATGAAGCGAGAGATATTTCTTTAGAATACGGTGGTTTTAACACAGATAGTTTTAGAGAACTTATAAGAGAAGATACAGGCCAGTTAGAGTTAGATTACTATGATACTGGTTATGATAATCAAACTGAAGAAATGTTAGGTAAAGTTGTGGTTGATACACTTGACCAAGATGAAGTTGAACTTGACAAATACGCTACAGAAGGAACAATATAATGACAAACATTGAACTCATACAAATAGAAATACTTAATCAAATTATAAGAGAAATTGATAACGAAGATTTAGAAGCGGCTAGAAATACGGCCGTTAGATTTAGAGATAAACTACAAGAAGATGTAGATAAAGCAGAATCAGATATTGATACTCAATTAAACTTAGAGAACGAAAGCAAATACGGTAAATAAAATGTGTACTAGAACTGTGAAATTTAAAAAAGGTGCCATATTACACGAGGCAAATTCAAATACAAATTCTATAGAACTTACAGTAAAAGGTTTAGATACAAAATCTTTTAAATATAAAAAACAATCACACGTGAATACAAAAGAAAAAAATGTTGACAAATAAACAAAAATTAGAACTGGCCTTAACTCAATATCGCAGATGGTTAAAGTCTATTGGTTTAAAGTTAAACAATAAAGGTAAAGTAATCAGTAACCATAAAGGTTTTGATATACCTGATTATAAAGTAAGAGATTCTATACCTACGAGTGATAGAGTGGTTGGTGATACATACAAAAGAACTTATGCTACACAGTTACCAGCAGGTAAAACAATTGGTATTGCCTACAATAAAGGTGCTTACCAAGTTGTAGATAGTACAGATATTAAAACAATGGGAAGGAAAGTATAATATGAGTAACAAGACATATGACCTAATAGGAGCAGCAGTATTTGCTCTTATATTAATTTTGCTTTTAACTTATGGACAAAGAGTAATATAATGACTAAAAAGAAAACTTATGACGGCCATTACTTTGATGGCAAAAATGCTTACGATATATTTAAAGATGAGAATGGTAAAACATCAATGAAAAAAATTAAAGAAAAAAAATCTAAGAAAAAAGGTAAAAAATGATTTGGTTTTTTCTAGGCCTGATTGTAGGAATATGGGCTGGCTGGAAATACGAACACGTGGTAAATGATTTTATTGAGTCTTGGAAAAGCTATTAAAATCAGTAACTTGAAGTCATTGTTTTTAAATACTTATTTCTTTAACTTAGGGCTTGCAATTGACACAAAAAAGTATTACCTTATATAGTACAAACAACAAACTAAAATATACATTATGATAACATATGATAAAGATACTCTTTTTAGAGAGTTTAAAGACGCAAAACAAAAAGACATTAACCTTTCAACAAAGAAAAAACTAGAAGATAAAGAAGTAGATATATACGTAAATCGTATTCAATTCTTTAAAGACCATATTAGAAACAAAACACTCAATCCTAAAGTCTATGATTTATTAGACATTAATTTCCACGAACTATTACTTGCATATGAAAGTGATAATCCTAGAGATTACTTCTATATGTCAGTATTTGATAAAACTTATGCCGAAAAAATGTTTGAAGAAGAATCTGAATTAGATAATGAAAAGCTTGCGAATATTTAGTTTACTTTTTATATTGTTAGTTGTTAATCAATGTGCTAATAATCGTAGTCATACTGGTGCCTTTTTAGGTGCCACGACTACGACAGGCGCTTGTTTACAAGTTACAGATAATCCAGTTATAGTGGCCGCTTGTGCAGTTACAGGTGCTTTTGTAGGAGCTGATCTTATGTATAATTCAGATTATGATGTACACAACGCAGTATTTGTAGATCATTTAAATAGAGGTTCATCTTCATCTTATACAAACTGGTATAACGAAAAAACACAAAATTCAGGCAACATTAAAACATATAGTACATATATGGAAGGCCCATTTAAATGTAAAGATTACGAAGCAACAGTAGATATAACAAGTCAATGGCCATTAATTGGTATTGGTGGTGTAAACAGAAAAGTAGTATTTGGTACTGCTTGTCAACAACCTGATGGACGTTGGGTAGAAAGAGATAATGATGGACGAACAAATTAAAATATTAAAGGCAAGAGAAAAGGTTATAATACAAGAATTAGAATTTAGTCCTCTTAGAAGTTTAGAAAACGAACTCTATGAATTAAGAGATACTTTAGAAAAACTTGAAAACAAAGAACCTAAAATATACAATGAGTATATTACAGAAGATAAAAAAATTGTTGTATAATGCCAGCAAAAGATAAAGAAGATTTTAAAATAGGTCACAATGAAGAAACCTTTGAATACTTTACAAAATTGGCTAAAGAACATAAAGCACAGGTACTTAAACAAAAAGAAGAACTTAAAAACGTAGATATGAATAAAATAGATA